TAGATCATGCCATGATCTTACATCGCTGTTCTTTTGAGGACGAAGCACAGGAACAACTATTCAAACTAAAGAGAACCATTCCACAGGCAGACTTATTATTGAGGACGAAACAGCAGTGGGGCTACGACTTTGACATAGATGCCATAGGACCCAATGGTGAGATATTCGAGGTCCTGCACGTGGAGTGCGATTTCAATGACTTCTCACATTTCGAGTCTAGATTGATACAGTTTGAATCCAAGGTGGAACGCATGGACTGGGAGGGAGCCGCGGAACGCATTTGGTCCATGAGGGACCATTGGTCACATCTCAAAGGTTTTGAACAGAACAACTGGAAGGCTAAGTATTTGCTAGGATGGGACAAGAGTGAATACACGGAAAAAGCAGTCTAGTGATCTCTGTTTAGAATCACCCGACAAATCAACGATATACCTAAACATACCCAAGAACGCCAGTTCTTTCGTTTCTGATTGGCTGGTAGAGAATGGATGGATCAGCAGGCAAATCAACTCAACCGATCCCAAATATGTTGCTCTAGTATTGAGGGACCCCGTTGATCGATGGTGTTCTGGCATAGCACAGTATCTACAAGGTATCAGTGTGGACGTCACAACACTCAACACAGCGACTGACAAGATATTGTTTGATGTGGTTAATGGATTTGATGACCACACCTGGTCACAGCATCTATTCTATGAGGACATATTTCCCAACAGACCAAGGATAGTGTTCCATACAGAGAAGAATCTACAGCACAGTCTCAAGCAATACTTTAGATTAGACCAACCAGTGACCACGAACCACAACCAATCAACGAACAATGGCAATCAACAGTTGGTCAACTACTTCAAGGATAGATTACAGGATCCCGTGTTGTTGGAAAAGATCAAGCGGGCATACCATCAGGATTATGAGTTGATGTCTGGCATGGATTTTGTCCACTACCCTCCCATTGGTCGATAAGTAAAGCAAACAACAAGGAAAGAAGAAAATGTTTGACCCAGCAAAATTAAAATTATACTACGACTTCTGTCTCAACACCATGAAGGACGAGGGAGAGGCACTTGAGATAGAGAATCTCACGACGGCCGTGATAGATAACTTCGTGAAACCCCTCAAGCTCAAGAAGACCGCCAAGATCCTGGACATCGGATCCGGCGTTGGATACTTCCTGGACCAAATGAAGGCACTGGGCTACAAGGATGTCACGGGAGTCAGTTGGACCGCTGGAGATCTGGAAGCACTCAAGAAGAAGAAGCATCAGGTGATCAAGAGCGACATCAACTTCATCAAGGATGATGACAACAAGTATGACTTCATCTTCTGTAGGCACGCCCTGGAACATTCACTGTTCCCTATGTTTGCCATCATGGAATACAACAGGCTACTCAAGAAGGGTGGACTATTGTATGTCGAGATGCCACAACCATTCAATGCCCGCAGATATGAGAACTGGGACACACACTATTCAGTGATGAACGAGGTCATGCTACAGAGCCTGATCATCCGTGCTGGATTTGACATAGAATGGTATCGCAACGCACAGATACCCATAACGCACAATGAGACGGGCAAGACCATGCAGGACACATATAACTGCATACTGGCCAAGAAAAAGGCCACTCTCGCGGTTAAATAGTAGTATGGACATCAAAGACTTAAAGAGACTGGCTGGCGTCAAGGATACACCTGACATGGGAGAAAACATATCTCATACAGCATCAGAAAAGGCGGCATATCAACGGAAGCACAACATACGACCAGGTGACAAAGAATGGTTCCAGTTGTGGTTTTCACAACCTCATCTAACTGGTGAGAATCCAATGCCAAGGGACAAGTAATGGCGGCAAAATCACTTGATGGGGTGTTGATCAAGAAAGCTCACAAGAAGATGAGCTACACACAGGAACAGATAGACGAGTTCAAGAAGTGTGCAGATCCCAAGAAGGGAGCCCTATACTTCCTTGAGAACTTCTTCCACATACAGCATCCCACCCGAGGTGGCATCAAGTATGATCCCTACGAATACCAAGAACGCCTGATAGAGGTATATCATAACTATCGCTATTCAATATCAATGATGCCCAGGCAAACGGGCAAGTCAACTTCAGCCGCCGGATACCTATTATGGTTCGCCATGTTCGTTCCGGACTCAACAGTGCTAGTGGCCGCACACAAATACGCAGGTGCACAGGAGATCATGCAACGTGTTCGTTATGCCTATGAGGCATGTCCGGATCACATCCGTGCAGGTGCCGTCAGTTATAACAAGGGATCGATAGAGTTTGACAACGGAAGCCGTATAGTGGCACAGACGACGACTGAGAACACTGGTCGAGGTATGTCTATTTCAATGCTATACTGTGACGAGTTTGCCTTCGTTAGGCCAACCATTGCCCGTGAATTCTGGACTTCAATATCACCCACGCTGGCAACAGGTGGTAAGGCCATAATCACATCAACCCCTAACTCAGACGAGGACCAGTTTGCCTTGCTATGGAAGGGAGCCAACAAGTGTGAGGATGCCAACGGCAACATCACGGAAGTGGGAGTCAACGGATTCAAGGCCTATAGATCATATTGGAATGAGCATCCTGACAGGGACGAGAAGTGGGCAGAGGAAGAACGCAGTAAACTGGGTGACGAACGTTTCCGTCGTGAGATGGATTGCGAGTTCGTGATCAATGATGAGACACTGATAGCACCTATACACCTCATGGACATGAAGGGCATAGAACCCGTAAACAAGACCGGACAGGTCAGATGGTATAGTGAGATAGTGCCAGATCACATCTATACGGTAGGTTGGGATCCAAGTTTGGGCACAGGTGGTGACTACTCAGCCATGGAGATATTCGATGCCACGTCCATGACACAGATCGCGGAATGGAAACACAACAAGACCACGATACCAGAACAGGTGCGTGTGTTCTCGGACATAATCAAGCACCTCAAGGAAAAGGGCGTTGATCAAAATAACATATACTACTCAGTGGAGAACAACACCATTGGTGAGGCGGCCCTGATATCGATAGCAGACTTCGGTGAGGAGAACATACAGGGATTGTTCCTGTCAGAGGACAAGAAGGCAGGTCAGGGCAGGAGATATCGCAAGGGATTCAACACCACGAACAAGTCAAAGATCGCGGCCTGTAGCAAACTAAAGACCTTGGTGGAGACTGGTAGATTCAAGATACTGTCGATACCATTGATCAGTGAGCTCAAGAACTTCGTGGCCTCGGGAACCAGTTATGCGGCCAAGCCCGGAGAGCATGATGACCTAGTCATGGCCACGGTGTTGGTGGTCCGCATGATGCAACAGATACAGCAGTATCACAAGGATCTCGGTGACAACATGACTGATCACACTGACACGGAGATCGAACCCTTGCCATTCATAATGTTTTAGATAAATACTCGTATGATATCCACAGACAGCATAAGACAGAACCTATTTGACCTATTGGCAGTCAAGAACTTTGACGTCACCACACGTGACAGCCAGGGCAAGGAGACCGGAGACGCAAAGGATGCGGATCTATTCTCATTTGACTACAAGTTAGACGACACCAACTATGGCACGGTAGTGATAACCATAACACCAGAGGGTGCGTTGGAAGTGTTCTACGGTGACAGATTGGGTCGCACCATGGAGAGTGATCACAAGTCAACGTGGTATGACTTCCTATATCAACTCAGGAACTTCAGTCGCAGGAACATGTTACAGTTTGAGCTCAAACACATGAACAAGCTCAAGCACGCAATGAAGACCATGAGCCAAGTGTCAGAGGGCAAATACTACGGTTACAAGAACACATCATACACAAAACCAACCAAAGAGGCAAAACTAAAGATAGTCCACTCAAAACCCATTGATGAGGAACAGGGAGATCAACGCTACAGGAACGTGGCCAAGCTCTATGTTGAGACATCCGAGGGGGAGAGATTCAAGCTACCTTTCACTAAGCTCTACGCAGGTCGTGCCATGGCAAGACACTGTTCAGAGGGAGGATTACCTTATGATGATTTTGGATCACACATCTCAGAGATGGTTGATGACATCAAGGTATTGGAACAGTTCCTACGCTCAGCCAAGGGCAAGGAATGGACGGACGCGGGTGCTGATCTAATGGTTGAGACTGGCATCAGACACTTGGCCAACTTGAAGAAGAAAGTCAAGAAGTTAATCGGACGACGTGGATACAGAGAGGAAATGGACGCATTCAATCCTCACAACGAACAAGAACACAGTGAAACCACTGACAAGATCAGAGAGATGTTCACACAGACATTATTAGACACGAGGATTGAACAGGCAATACCAGTCCTCAATAAACTAGAGGCGAGGGACTCAGTGATGAAAGAAATACAAGAATTTAGTAATTGGGCCGATGAGACCACACAGTTGGACCTAGGCGAGGGCTTTGATCCAGACTCATACGAGAAAGAGATAGAATGGGAATTCGCTGGTGATGATGGTGAACCAGGCTACGGTCACATACAATACATGGTCTACGTGGACAAGGAACAGAACAAGGTCATGGTTGATCCTAAATCATTAAAGGCAACATGTAATGGTGATGGCAACAACAAATTGACAGACGAATGGTGCACACAGATGGTGCAACCAGGTGGTTCAGATCACGAAGAGGCACTTAAAGCCGCTCAGGAAGAAGCAGAAGACGAATGGACAGCGAGAGACGCAGACGTTCCAATGGAAGATAATGAAAAGAATTATCGTCAACCAGGATTCAACAATCCTAGAAAATACACAGATGATCTTGGAATCATGGGCAAGAAAGACAAGATGAAAGAAGGCAAGATGAAAGGCTTAGCATTAGACATGGAAGAATTATCAGACGAAGAGTTTGAGAAAAAGTATAAAAGCAAGAAGTCAGATTGGAAAGAAGTTAAAAACAAGGAATTGAGAATGGATCCAGATCAACCAGCATACATCAAGAAAATGAAATCAGTGGCAGGCGACTTGGCGGCTGAAGACACAGTGTCAGAAGGTCCTACACGTAAAGACTTCCAAATGGTGGCAGACCTATTGAAGTCAGTTGACGATCCACAAAAGAAAAAGGACCTAGCACATCACCATGCTGACATGTTCTCAAAACAAAACCCTCGTTTTGACAGAGAACGTTTCTTGAGAGCGGCCGGCATCATGGAAAATGACGTTGAAGAAGGCAATGAATTCACACAGG